CGCCGCTCGACGACGTGCTGACGGCCGGGAAGGCGTGCCTGTCGACCTCGCGCACGTTTCCGAAGCCGGCCGACTGGCTGGCGGCGTTGCCGGCCCCGCCTGTCACCGCGGTAGCCGACCTGCGGGTGATGACGACCCCCGAGCGCGAGGCGTATGACCGTGCCGAGGCGCTGCGCTACCAGGACGAGGCGTGCGGGTGCTGGGACTGTCAGGACGCCGGCGTGACGGACCGCCCGATCCGGTTCGTGCCCGATGACGTCAACGGGGTGCTCGACCGCGCGATCGACACCGTCCGCAACCGCATCGTGATCACCGGTCACTGGGCCCACGGCCAGGCGCTCGCGCGCTGGTACGCGGCCCGCGATCGGTTCTTCGCGCGCGTGCCCCGCCACACGCCCGTCGGGCGTGCGGTGCTCGCGCTCGTCGCGCGGGAACCGGGGTGTGACGATGACTGACCGACCCCCGCCGCCCACGGGAGCCGCCATGCCCACGGAGGGAGCACTGCCAGATGACATCGGCCTGAGCATCGACATGCTCGACGTGGACCGCCTACGTGAATGGGCGCGATTGCTGCTCGTTCACGGCCCTGACGTCAGCTATTGGGGCTCGGTGGCGTTCGTCGTGACGAGGATGCAAATCATGGCAACCGACATCGAGAAAGCTGTCCGCGACATCGGGCGTCTCCGTGCGGCTCACGGAGGGCGCAAGGAGGCGGCGACCGATGAGGGGCTTCAGCGGATCTGCGAGGTGGTCGCTCAGAGCCTCGTACGAGTAGAAACTGCAGAAACGAAGTATCACGAATTACTCTACGCCGTGGGCAACAAGCACGCGGGAGAATCGCGGCACGAAACCGCACTGCGCTACATCCGACAGGCAGAGCAGTCACACGGTCCAGTATCAGCGGGATGGGCGCTCAGCCGCAGGAGCGGAGACACCGGCCCCGCCACAGGAGCCCGCATGCGATGACTGACCGCGTCGACAAGATTCGGGTGAAGGGCAGCGCGAAACAATACAAGCGCGGGCCGGGGCCGACCGGCGCCGCCCGGCTCGCGCAACGCGCGCAGCGCCTGGCGCTCGACGCCGCCCGCCTCGCGCGCCGCGAGGACGCGTACGCCGCGCGCCTGCGCGAACTGCTGCAGACGTTTCTCACCGACGAGGCGCAGCCGTGACGCCGTACGAACCGCCGAACGGCATGGCCGATCTGGTGCGCATTGTCCAAGCGGTCTCGCCGAGCCGCGCGGCCGATCTGCTGGCGCTCGCGTTCCAGGACTGCGCCGCCGACGCGCTCACGCAGGATCTGCGGCTCCGGTTCGCGGCCCCGGTGCTGCTCGCGGCGTGCAAACGCGCGCTCGAGACCATCGAGACAGGCCGCGCGCTCGACTGGCCGTCCCTGGTGACCGCGGTCGACCAGGCCGAACGATCCGAGGCGCCCGTTGGCTAGACGGTCCGCACCGGCGCCGTGCCCGGATCGCGTCAAGGACGAGGCGATCGTCGTCCCGCGCGGCGAGCCGGTCTACACGCTCGACTTCGACGACGCGACGATCGAGCTGCTCGCGGCTGGGATCTGTCCGGCCGACGTGGCGCGCCGCGCGTGGGAGTGTCTCGGCTGGAAACGCGAACAACACCGCAACCAGGCGCGCTTGGAGCGCGTCAAGGAGACCGCATGAAGGTGACGATCAAAACGGCGCACGGGTACCTCTCGCCGCAACCGGCGACCAGCAAACAACCCGGCGTGCGCTGGGAGTACCGCGACACGGCCGGCGAATGGGAGACGCTCGAGCTCGTCGGCCTCGATCTCCCGACGCGGCCCGTGCCGCCGACCACGCCGACGCCGCCGGATCCCACGACGCCACCCGACCCGACCCCGCCGCCGCAGAGCGCGGACGCGTTCGACCTGTCCGCCGCCATCGTGGCGTCGGGCGATTGTCCCGCGGTCGCGCACCTGCCGATCCTGGCGTCGATGGCGTCGATTTCCCTGATCGACGTCGGCGGGGACGGGCAAGGCTATGCGATGAACTTCCCCGGTCGGGATACGTGGACGGGGGTCATTCCGCCCGGCTGGGACGGGCCGATCAATCACACGTTGTGGATTGCCGAGAAGATCGCGGGCACGTGGTACGTGCTCCCGATCAAGGAAGCCCTGAACGACTACTGCACGCTCGGGCCGATCCTGACACCGGGACAGATTCCGAAGAACCTGTGTTACTTCGCGCAGTCGCCCATGAACGGGTACCAACCGGCCCCGTATGAGCAGATCGGCTTCTTCGCCACGACCGGCGACACCCGACGCATGAACCTCCAACCCATGACGGGCGCAGGCCGGACCAATGTCGTCTTGGTGCCGTTTGCGGCGGGCGAATATCACTGGTGACCACCGACGATCCCGACCCGACCCCAGCGCCTGCGACGTGGACCGGCACCCGATCGGCTACGCCACGCGCGCCGAGGCGCTCGATGCCTGCGAGGCGCTGATGGATGCCGACCGCGCCGCGCCCGGCTGTCACATCATGCCGGTGTACTGCAAACGCTGCGGCGCGTGGCATCCGCGCCAGCAGCGGATCGTGTTTCCCGAGGGGGCCGAAGCCGGACGGACTGGAAGGGGAGGGCACACCGTGGGACTGATTGAACTGCTCATCTACATCGTGGTCGTCGTCCTGATCGGCTGGCTGGCGATCTGGATTCTCGGGGAGGTCGCAGCGGGCCACCCGCCCATCATCGACCGGATCATCTGGGTCGTCGTGGTGCTGATCATTGTGTTGACGCTCGTGCGCGCGTTCGGGATCGTGGATCCGCAGGTCCCGAGGTTGCGATGAACGCGATGGCGAAGAAGCAGATACAGATGCGGCCGGACGATTCGCCGCAACCCCGGCCATCGCCGCCACCGCGCGCCGTTCATCGCACTGTGTCGCACGCTCCGCAATCCGCGCCGACCTCGCGCCCGTTGCCCCGAGGATCACGGCGTGTTTCTGCTCCCCGTGTGGTGACCGCGATGCACGCCACGCGCGACCTCTACCGCCGCGGCTGCCGCTGCACGCCCTGCCGGGCCGCCAACGCCGCCTACTGGCGCGCCTGGTGGGCGGCGCAGCGCGGCGGCCGCCCCCGTCTCGGCGCGCGCGTCTCGGCCGTCGAGGCCCAGCGGCTGCTGCGGCTGTTGTTCATCGAGTGGCGGGCCAGCACCGCCGCCAAGACCCTGCTCAGTCAGGCGCTCGGGTTGCGGCACAATCTCCCCCGGCTCCGGCAGCAGGACCGGGTGACGCTGCGCACGGAACTCAAGATCCGGCAGTTCTACCGCTGGCGCATGTTGGCGGACCCGGACCGGCGGCGCGCGCCGGGCGCGTCCTAGAATTCTTCACGGGTTAGAAAAAGTGGCCGCCGATCCTCAAGCCCACGCCCCCCGCGGCCCCCTCGTCCGCCGCGACCCCATGGCGCACGCCGACCCCATGGCGGCCCGGTCGTGCACGGCTCGCTCGAAGTCCACCGGGAAGGCTTGCCGCCAGCCCGCGATTCCCGGCGGCACCGTCTGCCGCTACCACGGCGGCGCCGCCCCGCAGGTCAAGGCCGCCGCGATGGACCGCCTGCGCGCCTTGCAGCATCCCGCCATCGACCGTCTCGGCAAACTCATCGATCAGGAGCAGTTTCCGAGCGTCTCCTACGCCGCCAGCAAGGACGTGCTCGACCGCACGCTCGGCAAGCCGGGCGAGCACCTCGACCTGACGTTGAACGTCACGGATGAGCTGTTAGGGCGACTGGACCGGGGGCGGTTGAGGCTGAAGCGATGACGCACCACGCGAGGCTGGGCTCGCTGGGCCACGTCGAGGTCACTCTGGCTAAGGGCGGCCGCGTACCGGCCGGGTTCGTCACGGCTGTGCGGGAGGCTGTGCTGGAGGCCGTGACGCAGGTGTACGCGCGCGTGCGCAAGTGCCCGCAGTGCGGCGCGGCGTTTCTGAAACAGGGGAAGCAGACGTACTGCTCGCCGGTCTGTGGACAAGAGATGCGGATGGCCCGGTTCCTGGCCCGCCGGCCGAACTATTACCGTGAACGCGAACGCGCGCAGGGGCCGTCATGACCGTGCCCCTCGCCGCCAGCCGCGACTTCGAAGCCGAGCTGCACGACTTCTGCGCCGACCACTACGCCGACCCGCTCAACTGGGTCCGCGCCGCCTTCCCGTGGGGCGAGCCCGGTCCGCTGGCCGCCTACGCCGAGCCCGACCGCTGGCAATGCGCGTTCCTCGAATGGCTGGGCGGCGAAATTACCGCGCGCGGCTTCGACGGCGTGCACCCCGTCATGCCCATCCGCGGCGCCGTCGCCTCCGGCCACGGCATCGGCAAGGGCGCCCTGACCGGCATGCTGGTCGCGTTCCTGATGTCGACGCGGCGGGATGCCAAGGGCGTCATCACCGCCAACACCAACACGCAGCTGCAGGACAAGACCTGGGCGGCGATTCAGGTCTGGGTTAAGCGGGCGCTCACCGCGCATTGGTTCACGGTCAACACGTCGATCCTGTATCGCACGGGCTACCGCGAGTCGTGGAAGGTGAGCCCGCAGACCTGCGACCCCGACAACTCCGAAGCCTTCGCCGGCCAGCACAACGTCGGCTCGACCAGCTTCTACATCAACGACGAAGACAGCAACGTCCCCAACATCATCCACGAGGTCGAGGAGGGCGGCCTGACCGACGGCGAGCCGATGCAGTTTCTCTTCGGCAACCCGACGCGGCGGCGCGGCGCGTTCTACGACATCGTGTTCGGCGGGCTCGGCACGCGCTGGCAGACGTGGGTCATCGACGCGCGCGACTGCGCCTTTCCGAATAAACAGCTCATCGCCGAGCAGCTCGAGGACTACGGCGAGGACAGCGACCGTTTCCGCGTGCGCGTGCGCGGCCTGCCGCCCAACGCCGAGGATGCGCAGTTCATCGACATGGCGCGGGTGCGCGCGGCCCAGAAGCGCCAGGTGGCCGTGCTGCCCGACGAACCGCTGGTGGCCGGCTGCGATCTGGCGTGGGGCGGCAGCGACAGCAACGTGATCCGGTTCCGCCGCGGGCGCGATGCGCGCACGATTCCCAGTATCCGCATCCCCGGCGAGCTGACGCGCGACCCGGCCGTGCTGACCAACCGGCTCGCGGACGTGCTGCGGCAGGACTACGACGGCCAGAAAGTGGACATGCTGTTCCTCGACAGCGCGGGGATTGCCGGCGCGGTCGGCGCGCGGCTGCGGCAGCTCGGGCACCGCAACGTCTCCGAGGTCAACTTCGGCGCCGACTCGCCCTCGCCCAAGTGCCGCTACATGCGCGACTACATGTGGGCGGAGATGAAGGACTGGCTGCTGACCGGGGCGATCGACACGTCCCCGCGGCTCGAGGCGGACCTCATCGGCCCCGGCGTGCGCGAGGAGCTGAAGCAGCGCATCTGGCTGGAGTCGAAAAAAGAGATGAAGGCGCGCGACGTGCCCTCGCCCGACGAGGGCGACGCGCTCGCGCTCACCTTCGCGCAGCCGGTCGCCGCGCCGCGGCCGGTCGTCGCGGCCTTGCCGCTGCCGCGGGGCGTGGGGGGCTGGATGGGGGCGTAGAATGGGGCGTCCGATGCAGCGTCGAGAATTTCTGGCAGCGTTATTCGGCACGGCCGCGGCTGCCGCAGCATTCCCGACCTTCTTCGAGGATGTCGCTGTTCCGCCGCCCGTCGCGCCGCGCTGGATCATGCAGGCGGAAGCACTGCAGGTGGGCGACGTATTCACAATCGCGGGCGTTCATGCCCTCAATCCGCTGACACGGCGGCCGATCGCGCACCTGCAGCGCTTCCTCGTGACCGGCCAGGTGACCGGTGACACGGCCTCCCCGCAGATTTACCCGCCGTTAATCGTGGAGGGCCCGTATGCGAATGTCGATACGTGGCCCGCGCATGATGCCGCTCTGCAGGTAGGATGGACCGACGAGTGGATCGGTGAGCCCGCGCCCGCACACGGCGTCCGCATCCTCAACCCCTGACCCGCCTAGATTTGCCCGCCGCCCGCGCGCCGTCGCATCCTGAGGGACCCGATGGCGACTCCGGCCAGCTTTAACCCGCGTGAGCTCCACCGTCGCCAGTTCCAGACCGCGGCCGCGTCCGCGCTCGACCGGCACGCGCTGGCGATTGGCGCAACGCGCGAGGTGCTCGCCGATCTCGCCCTGCGCCTCGACGTGCTCGAAGGGCTGCAGCGGCGCGACCTCTGGGGCCGGCTGCGCTGGCTGGTGACCGGGCGATGAGCGACCGGGCGATGAGCGACCGCGTCGCGACGCTCCTCGCGCAGGCGCGCGAGGCCCACCAGCGCTATCGGGACGCGCTGCCGCAGCGCCGGGCCGCAGACGGCGCGATCACGCCAGGCGACCCCGTCGCCGCACGCGCCGCGCTCCAGACCGCGCTCGACATGCGCACGGCGGCGATCGCCGAGGACCCCGAGCAGAACGATCCCGCGTGGCAGGCCGAGGCCGCGTCCGTCTACGACCACGGCGCGCTCCTGACCTTTTACCGCGAGCAACTGGCGCGGGTGCCCTGATGGCGTCTACCACCGCACCCGCCGCGCCCGACGACGCCGACGACGCGACCGGCGCGCGCGACCGGGGCGATGTCGTGCAGGAGGCGCTCGACCGCTTCGATCTCTGCGTCACGGCCGAGCACGCCCAGCGGGCGCGCGAGCTCGCCGCGCTCCAGTTCCAGGTGCCCGAGCTGCAGTGGCCCGACGACGTGCGCGCCGCCCGCAAGGCGCAGACCGTCGGGGGCGTGACGCTGGCGGGGCGGCCGATGCTCGCCATCCCGAAGCTCGATCAGCCGATTCAACTCGTGCTGAACCAGGAGCGCGCCGCGCACCTGGGCATCGAGGTGCATCCGATCAGCGAGGCGGCGGATGATGCGACCGCGACGATCCTGCAGGGCCTCTACCGCGCCATCGAGGTCGACAGCCGTGCGGGGCTCGCGCGCTCGTGGGCGTTCGAGCGCCTGGTGAAAGCGGGGCGCGGCGCCTATCGCATCCTCAAGGCCTACGACGAGACCTCCGATCACCCCTCGGACCAGAAGATCGTCATCGCGCGGATCTACGAGCAGGGCGCGGTCTACGTCGACCCGGCGTCGACCGAACCCGATGGCAGTGATGCCGAGTATGCGTTCGTGGTCGAGGACGTGCCGCTGCGCCGTTACACGCGGCGCTATCCCACGTCCACGCTGACCCGTTACACCGACGAGGACTTCGTCGCGCTGGGCAATGAGCGCCCGGGCTGGATTACCGGCGAGAAGGACGCGGTCGCGATCCGCGTCTGCGAATATTTCTACTACAGCTACGAGACCACGACCGTCGCGTGGGAGGGCGGCAGCCGCACCAAGGAGCAGCGCACCGTGCACTGGTGCAAGCTCAATGCGGTCGAAGAGCTGGAGCGCGAAGTCTGGGACGGCCAGTACCTGCCGATCGTGCGCCTCGCGCGCCAGCTCGTGCCCTTCGACGGCGACCAGCGCAGTGTCGGCCTCATCGAGCCCAACAAGGACGCGCAGCGCCTGTTCAACTATGCGGCGAGCGCCTCGGTCGAGATGGCCGCGCTCGAGACCAAGGCCAGCCACGCGCTCGACCCGCGCCAGATCGAAGGCTACGAGGCCTGGTGGAACCAGAAAAACACGCGCAACTTCCCGTACCTGCCGTTTCGCCGGCAGATCGACGGGCAGGACCTCGGGCCGCCGGTGCCGATCCAAGCCGACATGAGCAAGATGCAGATCAACGCGCTGCTCCTCTCGCAGGCCGGGGACTTCATCAACGCGGGCACGTCGACCTTCGAGCCCTCGCTCGGCGACACGACGCCCAACGTGCGCACCAAGGGCGGCACGCTCGCGCTGCAATCGCAGAGCGAGCAGGCGACCAGCCATTGGATCCAGATCCTGGCCGACACCGCCATGACGCACGAGGCCCGGATCGTGCTCGACCTCATCCCGCACGTCTACGACCGGCCCGGCCGCATCGCGCGCATCCTCGACACGGAAGACAACCCCAAGCAGGTCATGCTCAACGCGCCGTTCGTGCGGCAGGGCACGCGCCCGGTGCCGGCGCCGCTCGGGGCGCTCGGGCCGCGGCCGGTGGGCGGCCCGCCGCCGGGGCTCCCGATGGGCGCTTCGCCAGGACCGCCGCCCGGCCTGCCCCCTGGGATGCCATCCCCGGGCGGGCGGCCGGGCGCGCTGGCGGGCGCCCCCCCGCCGATGGGTGGGCCGCCGCGACCAGGCGCGCCGTCCGCCCCAGCCGTCGAGCACTACGACCTCAAGAAAGGCCGCTACGGCGTCACCGTGTCGGTGGGGAAGGCCTATCAGTCGCTGAAGCAGGAGGGCCAGGACGCGCTCGCGGCGCTGTTCCAGGCGCAGCCGCAACTGTTCGGGATTCTCGGCGACATCTGGCTCCAGTTCGCTGACTTCCCCGGCCATAAAGTCGCCAGCGAGCGCGTCAAGAAAATGCTGCCGCCGCCGCTCCAGGACCAGGACGCGCAGGGGCAGGCGCAGACGCAGCAGCAGCTCGCGGCGGCGCAGGCCCAGATCCAGCAGTTGACGCAGGCGCTCCAGGCGCTCGAGCCCGAGAAGATGGCCGCGCAGGTGCAGATCGCGACGACCCAGGCCAAGGTCCAGGCCGACACGCAGCAGGCGCAGCTCAAGAGCGCCGCCGACGTCGAGATCGCGCGCATGAACAACGCGACCAAGGTGCTCGTCGCGCGCATCACGGCGGCCAAGGAAGCGTCGAACGCGGGCAAGGAAGATTTCGAAGAGCGCCTGGCGCTCGCCGCCGACCTGGCGCACGACGCCGAGCAGCAGGGGCTTGACCGCCGGCACGAGGTGGCGATGGCCGCGCACACCGCCGCGCTCCAGCCGCCGCCGGCCCCGCCGGGACCAGATTTGCCCGCGCCGCCGCCGGGATCGCAGACTGAGCCGCAGCCCTGACATGCCTGAGACACTCACGCTCGACGTGCTCGATCAGCGCCAGCAGCATTTGACGAGGGCGCACGACGCGTTACGTCGTCGCCTGAACGAGGTGATGACGTCGCGCCCGCTGAAGACGGACTTTGTGTCACTCGCGGATCTGCAGCGCATGCGCGATCAGATTGATGCGCAGGATGCCTCTCTGAAGAAACGCATGGCGTCGGTCGAAGGCCAGATCGACGCGCGCGTGCAGGGGCCGGACCCCACGCTATTCGTGACCAAACGTGAGGCGGCGACCTTCCTGACCATGGAGACGTTCAAGCAATCGTTCAAGATGATCATGGACACCCTCGAGGAGCGCTTCGACAAACGGATGCACGTGCACTTACAGCCGTGGGCGGCCGTGAGAAAGCGTCTCGAAGCGCGCGTGAAGGCGCTCGAAAAAGCGGCGTTGACGATGTCCGGCCCCTGCGGCGACGCTGCGCGGCAGCAGAAGGAACAGCTGCTCCGCGTGAGCCGTGTGACGTGGACCCGCGCGATGGGGACGGAGGCCTTCCAGTAATGCCCGCCAAGTCACGTGCTCAAGCAAACCTGATGGCGGCCGCCGAGCACGGCGCGACGTTTCCGCTCGCGCAGAGCATCCGGTCGCAGATGACGCAGACCCAGCTCCACGACTTCGCCGCGACGCCGCGCAAGGGCCTCCCCGCGCACGTCAAGAGCGCCGGCCATCCCGCGCGCAACCTCGGCGCGCATCTGCATCCGAAGCGCGGCCGGTGATGGACACCCAGACGACCGAGCCGACCGTCGACCCCGCACAGACCGCCGCGGCCGCGTTCGAGGCCGCCATCACGAGCGAATCGACCGCGCCCGAGCCGGAGCCGGAGGACCCGGTGGCCGCCGCCGCGGCGGCCGCGCGGGGCGCCAACGGCCAGTACACCAAGACGGCGGCGCCCGACGTCGAGACGACGCCCGCCAAGAAAGCGCGCCACGATCCGCAGGCGCGCATCGAACAGGCCATCGCGAAACAACGCGAGGCGGAACGGCGCGCCGAGCAGGCCGAACAGCGCGCGCAGACGCTCGAGCAGATACGGCCGCGCCTGGCGGCGCCGCCGCCGCCGCGCGCGGACGCCGCGTCCGCCGCCGCGCCGGCCGCCGAGAAGTTCCCGCGCTTCGACCAGTGGAGCGCGACGCGCCCCGAGGCGACGCACGACGACTATCTCGACGCGCGCGACGAGTGGCGCGACGCGCGCGCCGAGACGGTGCAGCGCGACCGCGCCGAGACCGCGCAGCGCACGCAGGCCTTCGAAACGCGCGCCCAGACGTTTGGGCAGCGCTACGCCGACGCCGTGCAGGCCGACGCGACGCTGGCGCAGCGCATCAACCCGCAGCTGCTCACGGCGAAACCGCTGTCGACGCTGACCCGCGCGGACAAAGCGATCATCAGCGCGATTCCCGACCCGACGCAGCGCGATCAGTTCGCGTTCCTGTGTTTTCTCGCCGACCAGTGGATTGATTCCGATCACGCGGTGGCGCTGCTCGAATATGTCAGCGACCCGCGCGAATTTCAGCGCCTCGCCACGCTGCCCCCGGACCAAGTCATCCGGACCTTGGCGAAAGTCGAAGCCGGTTTCGCGGCTGCCCCCTCCGATCGCGGCCCAGTAGCGAAACCATCCGCCAGTCAGGCGCATCCCCCGATCAAGCCGCTCGGGAGCGCGCCCCGTGCGCCCGACGCCGACGACGGATCCGACGACGAACCGGTCGAGAAGTTTTTCGCCCGGGAAAACGCGAAGGACCGCAAAGCCGGCCGTCTGGGCTGAGCAGGCCCGCTAATGAATACCCTCGCGACACCCACATGGGTCACGAAGGAAACGGCCCGGGAGTTTTTCAACGACCTGACGTTTCTCGCCAACGTGAACCGCACGTATGACGACCAGTACATCCAGAACGGCGCGAAAGTCGGCAACACCGTCAACGCGCGCCTGCCGCAGCGCTTTCAGGCCACCGACGGCCAGGCGCTGCAGCTGCAGAACATCTTCGATCAGACGGTCCCGATCTCGCTCACCAACCAGAAGAACGTCGCGTTCGGCTGGAGTAGCGCGCAGGGCACGACCGAGATCGACGAGGTCCGCACGCGCTACACCAAGCCGGGCGGGGAAGCACTCGCCAACGTCGCCGAGGTGCTCGCCTTCAACGCGGTCTACCGCGACGTGTTCAACGCGGTCGGGACGCCGGGCACGACGCCCGCGGCGACGCTCACCTACCTGCAGGCCGGCACGAAGCTGACCGACCAGGCGACGCCGCTGCGCGGCCGGGTGGCGGTGCTCGATCCGCTCGCCATGCAGACGATCGCGAATGCCTCGTCGACGCTCTTCAACCCCTCGGCCGTGATCGGCGAGAACTACAAGAACGGGATGTTCGGGCGCCGGCAGCTCGGCATCGACGAGTGGTATCAGGACCCGGTGCGCCCGACGCACACCACCGGCTCCTTTACCGCGTCGACGCCGATCGTCAGCGGCGCGGGGCAGACCGGCTCGGCGATCAGCACGACCGGCTGGGCGTCCAGCGCGACGACGCTGAAGAAGGGCGACATCCTCACGATCGCCGGCGTCAACACGGTCAACCCGCTGTCGTACTCCTCCGTCGGCCGGCTCCAGCAGTTCGTCGTGACCGCGGATACCAGCGACGTGACGGGCGCGATCGCGGCGCTCCCGATCGCGCCCTCGATCATCACGTCGGGGCAACTGCAAACGGTGGACGTCTCGCCGGCGGCCAACGCCGCGATCACGGTGTGGTCGGCCAACCCGGTCGCCGGCACGCTCGCCGCGACGAGCTCGCCGCAGTCATTCGTCTACCATCCCGACGCCTTCGCGTTCGTGATGGCCGATCTCATTAAACCGGGTGCGGGCGCCGACGCCACGACCGTGCGGTCGAAGGCGCTGGGGTTCTCGATCCGGATGGTCGAGCAGTACCAAATCGGCACCGACCAGAACCCGTCGCGCCTCGATATTCTCATCGGCGCGGCCACTGTCCAGGCGCGGCTCGCGTGCCGCGTCGTCGGGTAAAGGGAGGCACGATCATGGCACTCACATCCACCACCCTCGCCTCGCCGGTCTCGGTCAACGACGTCAGCATCGTGGTCAGCTCGGCGGCCGGCTTCGCCGTGGGCATGCCGTTCCGCATCGACAGCGAATGGGGCCAAGTCGCCAAGGGCTACGTGGCCGGCAGCACGACGATCCCCTGTTCGCGGGGCTTCGACGGCTCGGCCACCGCGGCGCACAAGAGCGGCGCCAACGTCACGGTCGGGCTCGCGTCCGACTTCCAGACCCCGCTCCCGCAGACCATGGTCACGGCGCCGCTGCAGGCGGCGTGGCCGATCTACTCCTACTCGGCCTCGGGCGCGATTCCGCCGATCGCGGGCGTGCACGTGCTCAATGGCACGGGCGCGCTGACGATGACGCTGACGAGCCCGACCAAAGATCAGGACGGCCAGATCTTGATCCTCATCGCCAATGGCAAAGCCGCGCACACCGTCACCTACACCACGGCGATCGGGTGGGGCGGCGGCGCGGGCGCGTCCGACGTGGCGACGTTTACCGCGTCGTATCAGGTCGGCAGCATCAGCATGGCGATGAACGGCGTCTGGGTGCTCATCGGGAACGGGCTGTTCTCGGCCGGCACACAGGTCGGCGGCGTCGCGATCGCGTAACCCGGATCCCCGGCGGCGCGCGTCGCGCGCGGCGGACGCCGTCGGGGTCACTTGAGAGGCGTGGCATGAACGTCGAACATCTGTCGCCGCATCCGCTCGACGATGACGCCCCGGGCGGGCTCGTCATCAATCCGCATTCCGCCCTCGGCAAGGAGCTGCGCAAGTGGGAGCAGTTCCGCACCGAGCTCGTGCCGCGCGGCACGCAGCCCGGCAATCCGTACGTCTACCGCCCGTATCCCAAGATGCTCTACCTCGCGCAGATTGATCCGGTCACGCTCCAGGCCGCGTGTCTGCTGCCGCTGCCCGAGCCCTACGCCTTCGACACCGCCGACGCGTATCAGCGCGCGTGTCTGCGCGTCGACTCGTTCAACCGGTCCTGCACGCGCATCGTGGGCGATGAGAGTGAAGAGCGGATCGCGGGCGGCCAAGGCTGCGCGGAGACGCCGGCCGAGGCGCTCGCCAAGTACGAGCAGCGGCAGCAGGCGATCGGCAACGCGGCGGCCGAAGCGGCGTATGCCGCGCGCAGCATGAGCGCGACGGCCCAAGCGGAGTTCAAGGCGGCGGGCGAGAGTACCCATCAACATGTCACCGACCTTAAAGGCGGCAAAAAAGGCGCGAAAGCGGTCACCGCGGTCGAGGAGGCCTAGCATGACGACGCACAAGGCGCACCCGAAGGCGCCCGACCACCCGCACGTCGAGCGGCTGGCGACGCGCGCCGGGGTCGAGCCGGTCTATCCCCGCTGGGCGCATCAGGTGGGCGGCGCGTCGCAGGTCGTCTACTCCGAGGAGGAAGCGCTCGCGCTCGGCGACGACTGGAACTGGGTGCCGCCGCCGCCGCCGCCGATGCTGACGGCGCTCGAGCCCGCCACCGTCGCGATCGGCGATGCCTCGTTCACGCTGCACGTCCGCGGCACCGGGTTCCTCGACGGCGCGGTGATCGTGTTCGCCGATCACGACGAGCCGACGACGTGGGTCTCGCCGACCGAGGTGACGACCGGCGTCGACATGGCCGTCTGGCTTGGGCCGGACACGGTGCCGGTGACGGCGCGCAATGCCGACGACGGCGCCGTGAGCAACGCGCTCGACTTCGTGTTCACCGACCCGCCAGCCGCGCGCAGCCGCCCGGGCCACGGGCACAGTAAGCCCGCCGCGCATGAGGGGGATTAGGCGTGTCCAACGACTACTACAACAAAGCGGCGGCGATCACGCCGTCCGATACGGTCAATATCGCCGGCGGCCCGCCGGGGCTGCTGGTGGATGCGATCTATTCCGGCGCCGGCGGCACCGTCGCGGCGGTCTTCCAGGACGATACCGTCGTGAACTTCACGACCGTCGCCGGCGAGATCCTGCCGATTCGGATCAAGCGCGTCAACGCGGCGGGGACGGCGGCGACGCTGTTGGTCGCGCTCTGGACCACGCCATGAACCTGGGCAAAGGCGGCAAGGTCGCCGGCGGCGGCAAAACCGTCGGCAAGGGCAAAGGCAAGTGACGTATCGCGATCTGATTCAGGCGGCCCTGCAGGATCTGCAGATCGTCGCCGCGGGCGACACGCTGAGCGCGGATGATGCGCAGCTCGGCCTCGATCGCCTGAACGACTGGATCGACGCGCTCGCCTTGGAAGGGCTGACGATCGGGTCGGTGCGCGGCACGACGTGGCCCCTGGTCCCCGGATTGAACTCCTACACGATCGGCGCGGGCCTGAGCGGCCCCGGGACGATCCCGATCCCGAAGCCGGTCAGTCCGCAGACGATCGCGCAAATCGGCTATTACGATACGACCCTCACGCCGACGCAGTACATCCTGTTTGGCGGCGTGCTGACCGATCAGGCCGCGCTGGCGGAACGGCTCCCGACCCTCACGGCGCCGGTCCCGACGCGCTTCGTGTACACCCCGACGCTGGGCTCGACCGGCGTGCTCTTTCCTGTGCCCATTCCGACGGCAACCACGTTGGTTGGCGTGATCTTCACGCCAAGCACGCTGGCCGCGGTGCAGCTGCCGGATCCCGTGGCGCTGCCGCCGGGCTATCGACGGTTCGTGCGCTCGAATCTCACCATGGAGCTCGCCGCGGCGTTCGAGAAACCGGTGCCGCCGGCGGTCGCGCGCATCGCGGCCGAGTCCATGGCGCGCGTCAAAACGGCGAATACGCGGATGAGCGATCTCGGCTTCGCGCTCGGCCTGCCTGGCGTGACGCCCACCGGCTATGACATTCGGACGGATAGCTAAGCATGCCCTCCTATCCAGGCTTCATCGGCGGCTCGGCGCCCAGCCAGAGCGTGATCGCGACCAGCGAGCGCACGGTGAACTTCTACCTCGAGACGATCGGCACCGAGGGGCCGCAGCACAAGACCGCGCTGTATCCGACGCCGGGGCAGCAGCCGTGGATTACGGCCGCGAGCGCGGGCGGCGCGCTGACCGACATCAACGCCAGCGCCGGCATCTTTGCCGACACGCGCGCCTTTGTGGTCGTCGGGAGCGGCCTGTATGAGATCTTTGCCGACGCCACGATCGTGCGGCGCGGGACGGTCGCGCCGGGTCCCACACCGGCCCAGATCACCTACAACGGGATCACGGGCGGGCAACTCCTGGTCGCCAGCGGCACCAACGCCTACTGCTACGCCCTGAGCAGCAACACGCTCACGCCGGTCCTCACGGGCGAGGCCACGCAGATCGGCATGCTCGACGAGTACTTCCTGGCGCTCAACGCGGCCACGGGGAAACTGCGGCTCTCGAATCTCAACGACGGCCTGACGTGGGACCCGACGCAGTTCGCGCTGCGCAGCGCGCAGCCCGATCGCTGGATCGCGATGGAGGTCAACCCGCCCGACATCTGGCTGCTCGGCCGCAATTCGGGCGACATCTGGTTCGACGCCGGGACGTCGCCCTTTCCGCTGGCCGCACGCACCGGCCTCAACATTCAGTACGGCATCGTCGCGCCGGCGTCGTTTCAGTTCACGGCGGGCCAGGGCTTCTGGTTGACGCAGAGTCAGGACGGCGCCGGGCTGATCGTGCAGAGCAGCGGCTACGGGCCGCAGCCGATCTCGACGCTGGAGGTGGCGACCGCGATTGCGGGCTATCAGCGCACCGCGCGGATCGATGACGCGGAGGCGCTGGTCTACCGCATGGCGGGCCACACGCTCTACGTGCTCCGGTTCCCGGCGGCCAACGCGACCTGGCAATACGATCTGACGACGCAGCGCTGGACCGAGCTCGGCTCCTGGAACGCGGCGCGCGGCGACTATGACGTGTGGCGGCCGCGGTTTCACCTCTACGCCTTCGGCTACCACCTGGTCGGCGAAGCGCAGACCGGCACGCTGTCGCGGCTCGATATCATCTACACCACCGAATCCACCGGCGAGTACGTGCGCCGGCTGCGGCGCGGGCCGGTGCTGATCCAGGACCTGCAGCGGTTGTCGCTGCGGCGCTTCGAGCTCGTGCTCGAGACGGGCCTCGGCCTGGCGACCGGCCAGGGGAGCGATCCGCAGCTGCTCGCGCGCTTCTCGGCCGACGGCGGGCACACCTGGGGCGTCTGGCGATCGGGCGGGGTCGGGAAGATCGGCCAATACCTGCGGCGCGCGGTCTTCACGCGGCTCGGCTCGCCGCGGCTGCTGGTGGCCGAGATCGTCATGACGGATCCGATCCCGTGGCGGATCATCGATGCCCTCGTCAATAACGAGGCGACGGCGGGGGCCAATGCCGCGTGAGTACCCCGATCGATCCGATTCCGCAATACGACCCGCTGGTCGACGCCAACCAGAAGATGGGCGAGCGCTGGTATCGCTGGTTGTCGACGGTGGTGGCGCGGATCTTCGAGGCGCCGACGGTCGCGGCGTCCACGCACCGGGTGGCGCTGACGGGCGCCGTGGCGCCGGTGACGCTGCTGACCCCCACCCAGCCGGGCGCCTATCGCGTGAGCTGGGCGCTGCAGGTGACGACGCCGGCGACCACCAGCAGCAGCGTGGCGGTGGTCGTGCGGTGGACCGCGAACGCCATCGCGCAGACCGAGACGTTTCCGGCCGTGACGGGGAACACGACCGGTACGCACGCCTTCGGCACCGTCGTGATCTATCCGACCTCGGCGCTGCCGATCACGATCGCGACCACCTACAGCAGCACGGGGCCGATTCCGCTGGCCTACGCGCTCGACGCCGTCGTGGAGGCGCTGACGTGACGCGCCGGCCCGCGACGGCGGCCGATGTGGACGCCATCGTGGCGATGGGGCAGCGGTTCCTCGCGCAGAGCGTCTATCGCGGGCACCTGGCCGATAACCCGGGCCAGGTGCGCACACTCGCGACGTCCCTCATCGCGTCGCCTGAGGGCGACGTGCTCGTCGCCGACGACGGCGACGGGCTCGTGGGGATGCTGGCGATCGTGGCCTATCCGCACCATCTGAGCGGCGAGTGGGTCGCCGGCGAAGTCGCCTTCTGGGTGGACCCGGCCGCGCGCGGGATCGGGCTGCGGCTGCTACGCGACGCCGAACGCTGGGCGCGCGCGCACGGGGCGGCGCGGCTCGAGCTGATCGCGCCCACGCCGGAGGTCGAAAGGCTGTACGCGCGGCTGGGCTATCGGCCGGTCGAGCGGACCTATCACCGGGCGCTGACCGCATGACGCCGGACATGGCCGCGGTGCTCGCCGACCTCGCGCAGCGCGCCATCGCGCAGGCGCCGCCGGTGGCCTCGCGCCCGGCGGCCTCCTCGCATCTGGGCGCCGGGTGTCTGCGCGTGCATGAGGACGTGCTGCCCGACTGGCACGCCTACACCGCGGCCGTGCGGGCCTTGGCGTTTCGCAGTGTGCCCATCGGTGCCGCGCTGTTCCACGGGCTCGCGTCCTGCGACGACCCGCGGCTGGCCGACTGGATCCGCGCGCACTATCCGCAGGCGCTGCCGACGCTGAGCTTTTATCGGCAGAGCCCGGCGGGGCAGGTCGAGCCGAATTTCATCCACACCGATCGCGACCTGGGCGACTGGACCGCGATTTTCTACTTGACCGTCGATCCGCCGCCCGAGGACGGCACGACGTTCTGGCGCGATCGCGAGACGGGCGCGACCGCGAGCACCGCGACGACGGAGGCGCAGTTTCGGGCCGAATGGCCGACCTGGCGCGACGGCGATCGCTGGGAGCCGTGGCACACGGTCGACGCTGCGCCGAATCGGCTGGTGCTGTTTCCCGCGCCGCTGTTTCACTCGCGCGCGATCGTCGACAACTACGGGACCGCCGGGACGGACGCGCGCCTGATTCAGGTCGTGTTCGGCACCGGCACGCTGGAGGATGAACGATGAGCGTCGCCACCTCGACGGCGATTGCGCTCGGCACCGCCGCCGCGACGGCGGGGGCCGGCGTGTATGCCGCCAATAAGTCTTCGGGCGCGGCGAAAGAAGCCGCGACGGATCAAACCGCCGCGGCCAACTACGCCGCCGATGCGCAGTCCAAATCCAACGCCGCCGCGCTCGACTTCCAGAAGCAGCAGGCCGCGGCCGATCAGGCGCGCTACGAAGCGAGTCAGCGCGCCAACTACGCGCAGTACCTGACGCACTACAACGCGGCCAAGGGCCTGGGCGGGCAGCTGGGTCTGGATCTGCCCGATGCGCCGAGCTACGACGCCGCGCTCACGCCCCCCGGCGGCCCGAGTGCCGCGCCGCCGGCGGCCGCGCCGGGCACGAGCCCGTCGCCAGGCGCTGCGAGTCCCAGTCTGACCGCACCTGGCGGCGCGCCGGTCCTCAGTGGGGTGACGGCGCCCCCGGCCTACACGGGCGCGCCGACCGACCGCGCGGCGATTACCGCGTGGGTGAGCTCCTTGGCGTCGCTCCCAGGCGCCGATCCGTCGCTCGCGAAGGATCCGGGCTACTGGGCCGGCCGCATCATCGACACCGGCGGGCTCACGGGCGCCAACAGCGACTACTGGGTGAAGGCGTCCACCGGGCCGACGGCCTTCGTCAACAATCCGAACCGCGAAGGCGGCGGCGCGGCCGGGGCCGGCGGCGGGCTGCCCACCGGGATCAGCGCCTATCTGCCCTCGGCGCCGACGGCGCCCGCCCTCCAGCGGCCGGCGGCGTTCCGGCTGGGGACCCGGTCATGAGCGCGCCGGGCGCCCCGTCGTTCGCGCAGGTCAATAGCGATTATCAGACCTATCTCGGGCGCCCGCTGTCGCAGGCCGAATACGATCAGTACTGGGCGAACAAGACCGATTACAACGCGACGAACGTCTCGAACAGCGCCGAGGCGATCGCCTACAACCAGCGCAATCTGCCGGCCAGTGGCAATGCCGGGCCGACGCCGACCACGCCCACCGGCGGGGAGGTCGGCAGCGGCACGCCGTGGGCGCCCGGTGCGAGCGCCCCCAGCAGCGCCCCGCCGGGCTATCACTGGGATGCGGGCCTGGCGATGTTTCAGCCCGACGCGCCCGCTGCGCCTCCGACCACCGGCGGCCCCGGCGGGGGCGGCAGCGGCGGGCCTGCGGCGCCGCCACCGGTCTACACGCCACCGCCGGTCGCGCCGCCGCAAGTCGGGCCGCCCTCGGGCGATAATCCCGGCGCGCCGGTCTTCACGCCCCCCAGCTACACGCCGCCGCCGGCCTACGTGCCGCCGCCGGCGTTCTCGTACGCGGACTATGCCGGCGCGGATCCGTTCTCGTACGCCGACTTCGCCGCGCCCGATCCCAACGATCTGCAGAACGACCCGACCTACCAGTACACGCTCAAGACGCAGCAGGACGCGATCAGCAAGTCGGCGGCCGCCAAGGGCATCCTCAACACCGGCGGCACGATCAACGATCTGCTGCTGAACGCGAACGACATCGCGCAGCAGGGCTATCAGAATCTCTACAATCGGAAGCAGCAGGACTACGCCACCAACCGGGGCAACGCGTTCCAGAACTACACCACCAACGAGCAGAACCGCTTTCAGGACTACGCGGCCAATCGCGCCGGCGCCGTGCAGCAATACAACACCAACTATCAGACGCAGTACGTCGACCCCTACACCACGAACTATCAGACGCAGTACACCGACCCCTACAAGTACCAGTACCAGAGCGCGCAGGACGCCTACAACGCCGCCGCGCACAACTTCGACCAGGGGCAGTACTACACGCAGCACAACATCGACCAGAACAAGCAGTACGACTGGGCCGGGACGCTCTTCGGCTACCAGCAGCAGCAGGATCAGTGGGCGAATAAATTCAAACTGCTCGGGTTGATCTGATGGCGTTTACCTTTCAGCCCTACAGCTCGCCCCTGACCGCGTCGATCGCCGACCGCCTCGCGCAGCAAGGCGCCATTGAGGCGCAGCGCGCGTATGCGACCGGGAACGCGGCGGCGAACGCGGCGCAGCAGAGCGGCAACGCGTGGGCGGGCGCGATCCAGGGCATCGGCCAGACGATCGGCGCGCTGCCGGGGCAGATCGCTGCGATCAATCGCTCGAACACCATCGACCAGATGAACCAGATCAAGCTCGCCGACGCGCAGCGGGACCAGCAGGGCGAGCAGGCGGTCGCGGGATTGATGCGAGGCGATACGTTGCCGGCAGGGCAGGAGGGGCCGCGGCGGCCATCGTATCTCGACGAGAACAATTTGTACGACATCCCGAAGCTCACGGCGGCGCTGGGCGCGCAGGGGTTCGGCGACCGCGCGGCGGACCTCGTCAAGGGCGCCGAGACGATCAATGAGTCGATCACCAAGCACCAGGCGACGCAGGCGCAGCTCGCGAAAGACCAGTCCATCCTGACGGGCGACATGGCGCACGGCACGCTCGCGCTGATGACCGGCGGCATGCCGATCGATCAGGCGATGGACGTCGCCTCCAGTGCTGCGGTGATGAGCGGCAGTATCGCGCCCGCGCAGTACGCCAAGGTGAAGCAGCAGATTCTCGGGCTGCCGCCGGAGCAGCAGCAGGCCGCGCTCGAGGGCATCCGCAATCAGGCGGCGAAACTCGCGCCGACCAAGGTGCTCGCGGAAGGCGCGACCGAAACGGATCGCTACGGGCGCCCGGTCGCCAAGGGCGGCGAGAAGCCGCAAGACTTCACGCTGGGCGAAGGACAGATCCGCTACGACAAAGACGGCAATCCAGTCGCGTGGGGGCCCGATAAGCCCACGCCGAAACTGACGCTCGAGGAAGCGGAAAAAAACGCCTACGCGCTCTCGATCGGGAAGCCGGACGCCTCGGCGTTGACGTATGCCGATTTGCAGACGTTCGACCAGAACAAACAGAAAATCCAGAGTGATGCGAGCTACCAGCAGCACGTCCGCGAGCGGCTCTACGATCAGGCCCACCCCGCGCCGGACAAGCCCATCGATCAGAACAAACTCGAGAAGGATTACCGCGGCGTGCTCGTGCGCGCCGTCTCCGCGCGGACGGGCGGCATCGGGCTCGAAAATGCGAAGGTGCAGCAAGCCAATCACCTGCTCGGCCTCCTCGACCAGACCTACGACCCGAAGACGGGGCAGTACACCATCCCGAAGACACAGCAGACCGAGCTCGCGATGGGGCTCGCGACCCTCATCGCGCCCGGCGGGAATGTCGGCGTCGAGATGGTCAAGGAGATCAACCAGCGCACCTCGCAGGGCGATCTCGCGGGCGCCGTGAGCTACATCACCGGCCAGCCGGTCGGGGCGACGCCGCAAGCCTTCGCGCAGCAGTTCCGGGACTCGATTCAGCGCCAGGGCACGATCGCCGAGCAGAACCGCGAAGGCGGCATGGCGTATCTGCGCGGCTTGGTGCCGACGGACCTTGACCCGGCCCGCGCGGCTGCGCTGGAGGCGACCAATCTGATCCCGCTGCGGCAGTCGAAGATCCTCACCAACGCGCAGGGGCAACGCAAACTGGTCACGTCCCTCGATGGCGGGAAGACATGGCAGTAGAGCAAGGCCAAACCCTCGAGCAGCTCCAGCAGGACGGCTGGAGCGTCGTCGCGGATCCGTCAGCCACGTTCCACGGGACGAACGAGAAGGACGCGCAGGGCAACGCGGTCGTGTTACCCGAGATCCGCATGCCGGCCGGCGTGCCCGCGCGCGGCCGCGGCACGCAACTCGATCCCGATCAATCGTGGCGGGGCGTCGCGCTCGCGACGACGCCGCTCGCGCATCCGACTGGCGTCGATGCCATCGACAATTTCACGTCGCCCGTCGGCCTCGCCTCGCTGGCGGCCGGCGGCGCCGGCATCGTACGGGCGGGGATCGCCGACGGCGCGATCGCGGCCGCGAAAGCGACGGCGGCGTTCACCAACCCGGTGCTCAAGTTTGAAGTGGCCCGGCGGACGATGAAGGCGATCGGCGTCCCCGAGTGGGCGGCGTTGCCGATCGCGTATGGGCTCTCGGGGTACACGAAGGGCGCGAAAGGGGCGCCCGAAGGCGTGCCCCCGCCCGCCGACCTGCAGGCGCCGCACCTTGACCGCTCGGTGCCGGTCCCACCCTCCGCGCTCACGCAGGAGCAGCTCGCCGAGCGCGTCCTCTATGGCCGCAACGCGCCGCCGCCCGCGGCCGTGAAACCGCCGCTCGGCCGCGTCAGAGGCGTCGCCGACGTGCTGCCGCCCGACGTGGCGCCCGCTCCACCAGCCGCAGCGCCTCTCGACGTTCCAGCACGTCCAGCCGCGTCAGGTGGTCCAGCAGCTGCTCCACCATCGCCGCCGGGATCAGCAGGTCCGACGAACTCGCTGCCGGATCAGCGGGCGCTGAACGAGGCGGCGCTGGCACAACGGCGCGCGGCGTATCAGGCGCGCGTACAAGCCGCGGCCGAGGCCGACGCCGTCGCGCAGACGCCGGCGCCGGCGCGGCTGAAACTGACGGCGCCGGAATCGAAGGAATATCTGCGGCTGCGGCAGGCGGGGATGACGGATCCGCAAACGATGGAGGCGCTGCAAGCCGCGCGCGACTTTCAGGCGCGCTTCGGGACGCCGACGCCGACCGTCGCCGAGACCAAGTTTCCGAAACAATGACGCCGACAGCCACGCCGATCAGGAACCACATGTCATTCTCAGTTTCTCAGGAGCCGCAGTAAATGGCCGTCGGCACGATCATGCCGTCGCCGCGCTTTACCGGCTTGGATGTCAACGCCGATCCGGTCCCCGGCGGCCTGCTGTGGACCTACATCGCCGGCACCTCGACGCCCGTGGCGACCTATAGCGATGTCGGGCTGACGGTCCCGCACGCCAACCCGATCGTTCTCAACAGCGCGGGGCGTCCGGCCTCGGGCGGCAGCGAGCTGGGCGTCTACCTCACGCCGGGCTCGTCGTACAAGTTCGTGCTGCAGACCGCGACCGGTGCGCTCGTCTGGACGCAGGACAACGTCGCCGCCGTGCCCACGTCCTCGCAGACCGTCGATATCGTCGGCACGGCGGGCGAGGCGCTGTTTGTCAACGCCGCCGTCTACCTCTCGATTGGCGCGCGGGGCAAGACGGCGGGGCAGTGGTTCCTGACCGACGCGGATTTTCCGGATGCCTCCTCGCTCGCCAATACCGTCGGCATGACGCTGGCCGCGATCCCGGTCGGGGCGCAGGGCACGATCCGGACGCAGGGCACGATCCCGTTTGGCGGCGCCCCGCTGACGCCCGGCGCTCTCGTCTACGCGCATGCGACGGCCGGCGCCATCACGGCGATCCCGCCGTCGAATACGCGCGTGATCGGGCAGGCCCTCGACGTCTCGACCTTGCTCCTGGGCAGCAGTTCGCTCGGCGCGTACACGGTCATCGGCAATACGCAGACGGGGACCGTGAACGATTGGGCGCCGGGCCTCCTGGGCAATACGGTCGTGACCTGGTCGGGCACCGCGGATCTGACCGTGACCGGGCTGGCGGGCGGGAGCAATGGGCAGATCGTCATCGTCAAAAACCGTAGTTTCAACAACGTCCTCTATTGTGCGCACCAGAGCGCGTCGTCCGCAGCCGTCAATCGCTGGCTCAATCAGGCGACCAGTGGCGCCACGCCGATCGCGCCGGGGGGCGCCGCGCTCTACTACTACGAGGGCGCCAACGGGATCTGGGTGCTCGCGTTCCACGAGCAGGGCGCGTGGGTGCCGATCCCCTACAACGCGGCCAACTTCACCGGCAGCGCGAGCATGACCTGGACCGTCGACGCGGGCGACGTCGTGACGTGGCGCTATCGGCTGCAGGGGCGGACGATGCAGATCCAGTTCTACTTCAACACGACGAGCGTCGGCGGCACGCTCAGCAACGTCCTGCAGGCCGCGCTGCCCTTCATCCCGGGTGGCGGACAACTGCTCGCGCCGGTCATCGTCACCGAGGCCGGCGGGCAGAGCCTGGGCACGGTCACGGTGGCCCCGCCCACCGCCGCGCTGCTGCTCCAGAAATTGAACGGCGCGCCCTGGGCGGCCGCCACCAACGCGACCAGTGTCAGTGGCGCGGCCGTGATCGAGATCACCTAACCACGAGGGACTCCCATGAGTGTAGGCTTGCCCGTCACCAAAACCGAGATCGATCAGCGCGCCGGCGACCTCGCGCGATCGTTTCAGCGCGCGTTCGATGATGTCGCGGTGATGAAAACCTATCTGGACGCGACGGTCGACGCCGAACTGGTCGCGCTCGGCTACACCAGCGAGGAGGTCGCCACGCTGAAAACGGCGTTCACCGACCTGACCCAGCTCGGCACGATCTGGATCGGGGCGGCCGCGTTGCCGACGGCGCAGGATTTTCGCACCTTCGTCCGGCGGCTCTGGGGCGTGGGCGCGTTTTAAGGCGTCGGCGCGGGGCGTCAGCGCGGCCCCCGGGGCGCCCGGCGTGGCTTCGCCGTCGTCGCGCGCGTCGGGCGTCGGGCGCGCGGCACGTGCGCCGCCAGGGTGCTGTTGATCCGCGACTGCCAGCCTTTACCAGTCGCGCGGAAACGGGCGAGCACGGCCGCATCGAGGCGCAGACTCACCATCTGCTTACGCGGCGCCTTCTGCGGACCGCGACCGCGGCGCGCCGCTTGGTACTGCGCCTTCGCAGCCGCCATCGCCGCTTCGAGGGTCGGGTAATCGGCCACGCGGACAGACGCCTCGAAGTCGGCGCGCGTCCACTCCGGATTGTCGGGATCGGTCAGGTCCGGTTCACGCATGGCGAGCATGCTCCTTTCGTTCGCGTCGGCTCGCGCGCCGCAAACTGATCGGGCGCCGATCGCCGTCGCGGATGGTAAACACGAGCGCGTGTAATGTCCCGTCGAGCGGGCCGAACCCGATCCAGCGCTCTTCGCCGTACCGCGGCGAGTAGCGCACCCGCTCCAGCGTGATCGCATCGAAGCGGGCCAAGCTGATGCCGTGGCGTTTAATGTTCTCGGCATCCTTCGCGGGGTCGAATCGGTCAGCCAGCGCACGTATATTGTATCTACATCATCATGGTGATGTCCATACAATTTAACGCTGCGCGATCGCGGCGAGCTGTGCCCGGATCCCGTGCAGGTGGTCGACGACCACATAGACGACGATCAGCGCCCCTTCGTAGTAGTAGCTCGATGCGGGGGCCGTGTGCCCGGTGGCCGTGTCCCCGAGCCAGGAGAGGCCCGCGACCACGGCCATCGCCGTAATCACGCGCATCGCCGACGCATTTGTGAGTGGTTCAATCATCACGCGACCTCCTGCTTGGTGCGACCCCGCCAGGCCTGATCGTTGGCGTGCTGCCACTGTCGGAGGTGCCGCTCGGCGCCAAATTACCGGGCTTTCTTCGCGCGCGCCTTCGCCGTCCGCGCCGCCGCGGCCGCCCGGCTCGCCTTCGTCGCGCGCGCCTTCCGTTGCGCCGCCGTCAGGCCGGCACTCCCCAACTTCCCGCCGCGCGCCCCATGCCGGCGAAAGAACATCAATGCATCGTCAGACAATCGCCCTCGCGCCATAGGCGACCATCTTACCCCGTCAGGCAGAGCCGCACAACCGACGCCGGTCACAAACATTTACACCACTCCTGGCGGATCGTTGCTTGACATCCTAGGGGGTTAGGTGGGATACTCTGGGTGTTCGTTGTTGAAGCGGTGCCGGCGCGGTGGATCAGACCGCGGCCAGGCACCTAACCCGTAACCGAGGCTAGTCGGCTCGCGGGCTCCCGCCAGTGTAAACGGGGAGCCGCCGCCGCACCAAAGGCAGGCCCCCGATGGCACGCTCCACCCGTACCCGTAAGACCGCCGGCATTCCTGCCGGCGCCTGGTTCGCCGCGCAGTCGTTTCACTCGTCCATCCTCACGCAGCCGCGCTTCGTCGCGCCGGCGGCCACCCCGGAACCGGCGGATCTGTTCGCCCCGATCCAAGCCGACCGCGACGCCTGGGAGGCGTCATGGCGCGCTGAGCCCGAACCGGCGGACCTGTTCGCCGGCCTCGAGGCGCTCGACCCGCGCGAGGCGCTCATGGACGCGCTCGAGGACGCGCGCATCATCGCCGACCGTGACCTCGAGCGCGAGCTCGACTATCGCGCCGCGCGCGAGGGCGACGCCTGCGGCCGCGCGTGCGGTCACTGCGGGCGGTGCGCGTAATGGCCACCGCGCCGCGTCTCACCCTGACTCCCAGCGAGCTCGCCGTCGTCGTGCGGTGGCTCGGCTGGGGCCGACCACTGACCGCGTGCCTGCGCCGCATCGCGCAGCAGCGCGCGACCCTCACCCAGATCCCGCTGACGCTGGATCGCCCCCAGGACCAAGGACAGACCCGTGAATATTAACGACGTATACCCCTCAAAATTTCTCAAGACGCACGATCTCAAAGGCACCAGCCCGACAGTCAGCATTGAACGTGTGGGCGTCGAACAGGTCCGCAACCGCGTCAAGGCCGACACGCGCGTGGTCCTGTATTTCAAGGGAAAAACAAAGGGGCTGCTGCTCAACAAAACAAACGCGCAGACCGTCGCCCAGATCGCCGGATCACCGTTGACGGAACAATGGGCCGGTGTCGCGGTGACGCTCTACGTCACGACGGCGACGTTTGGGGCCGTCGTGCACGACGTCATCCGCATCAAGGCGCCGGCCGCGGGGGCAGCGCCCGTGCGCCGGCCGATCGCGGCGGCTCCGGCGATCCTCACCGACGAGCTCGAGATCGACCTGCAGGACGGGAGGGCCTACTAATGGCCGTCCAGGTGACGCAGGTCAACGGCCCGGATGGCCGGTTCTACGACGTCGACGGCGAGCTGTATCCGTCCGTGACGCATATCCTCGGCGCGATCGCGAAACCCGCGCTCGTGCCGTGGGCGGCCAAGGTCGAGCGGGAGGCCGTCACGGAGGCGGCCACCGCCCTCTACGGCGAGCTGAGCGCGGGGGGGCAGCCGTACCCCGCCTCGTGGTTCGCGGCGGCGCTGGCGGCCAAGCTGGGCACCGTCAAGGCCCATCAGCGCACGCTGGCGCGCGCGGGCGACATCGGCACCGAAGCGCACCACGCCATCGAGTGGCTACTCCGGACCGCGCTCGGCGCCGAGGCCGGCCCGAAGCCGGTGATCAGCGCGCCGGCCAAGATCGCCGTCGAGGCGTTCAAAGCGTGGGCGGTGCGTGTGGCGCTCAAGCCGATCCTCATCGAGCGGATCGTCTACTCGAAGGCGCACCGCTACGCCGGCACGCTGGACCTGCTCGCGCGCGTCGACGGCGTCCTGACGATGATCGATTTCAAGACGGGCAAGGCCGTCTATGCGGAAGCGCATCTGCAGGCCGCGGCCTACGGCGCGGCGCTCGAGGAGATGGGCTACCGCGAGCCGGCGCAATCGCTGATCGTGCGGCTCCCCAAGGTCGCCGGCGATCCGCCCGTCGAGGTCGTGCCGGTGCCGCCGCGCGCGGATCTGTTCCCGGTGTTCCTCGCAACGCGGCAGCTGTGGGAATGGACCTGGGCGAATGACCAGGCGTACAAGGCCCGGACACCGCGCGCGGCGAAGGCGCCGAAGACGGCGCGCATCATGCGCGTCGAGCCGATCGCGGGGGCCCGATGACGGGCGATCCCGTCTGCGGGCGCCACGGCTCACCGCTGCACGTCGACGCGATCCGAGGGCTTATCTGCGCCCGCTGCGACGCCGAGCAGGAAGCCCAGACGTGGGCGGCGCTCGGGCGCCTCTGGCGCGCGCTCATGCGCCTGTTCACCTAGCCTGCCCCATCGGGCCCGGCCGTCTCAGACGCCGGGCCCGGTGTCTGTACCGCACTTTTGTCTCGCGCCGCGGCCGGGCGCTACCGTAGACACTCTGACCTGCCGCCTGATCCTGCTCGGCCTCGCCGCGACGACCGGCAGCGCCTGTCTCAGTGCGCACCGCTTCGACGCGAGCCTCGACTCGGTGCGCGCGCTCGTGCGGCACGTCGACTGCCACGACGGCGCGCCGGCGCGTATTCTCGTCGATCCGCGCTGTGTGGATGGGATCTGCGGCGTGACGTGTGCGCCGGATCGCTGGCGCCCGCCGCCGCCGTGAGAGGGGTGAGAGGACTGAGAGGGCTGAGCGGGTTCGACGGATCGACGGCGTGCTGGGACGTGCATCGCGACAATCCAGCCGTGGCACGAGTAGCGCGCGCCGTTGGTCCGTCGTCGGAGTAGGTCGGCGGATCAGACGGCGAGACGCACGGATCCGTCGCGCCCGTCGTAGACCAGAAGCATGTCCCTGAGGATGGAGCGCCCGATGAGGGCTTGGTGCGGTTGGTTGCCGGCGCGCAATTTCACACCCATAAACCGCCCGAATTGCACGAAGCCTAACGCCGCAATTCGAATATACCCAAGGTAGATATTGAAGTTCTCCGTGCCGCCAATGCCGGATCCCTTGGCCTGATCGATGAGGGGCAGCTGCAGCGCCTTCGCGAGGTCCTCATCGATGCAACTCTCACTCGCCCCGGTGTCGATTAACGCGTCGACCAGCTGCGCCGGCTGCTGGGCCCGCATCGACGCAATCGCCTGCTGGACGACGGCCGGATCGGTATGAAAGAACGCCTGATTGAACCCGATCTCGACCCCCACCGTTGGGCCTTTCATGACGAGCAGATCGCGCCCCGTGATGAAGCGCGCGGGTGTGCTCCCGGGCATCTGGACCAACGCCGGGAATCCGCAGTTCGCGATCGGGCTCACCCGATCGCCTGCTGGCGAAAGAGCACGGAGGCGGGAAGAGTGGCCCGCGGCGCGCCGACTTGGCGAATGAGATACGGCCCACGCCCGAAGCGCGTGGCGGCGTCCTCGGCGGCCGCGTTCAGGGTATCCCAGGCGCCGATGAAGTCGTGCCCCTTGAACACCACAAACTTGCCGAGGTACAGCCGCTCGAGCTCCGCCTGCTGCTGCTCGAAGGCGGCAATCTCCGTCGTGAGATCCGCGGCGGGCGCCGACGCCTCATCAGGCATGTCGGTTCTGTTGTACGGCGGTTTGCCCGGAGAAATCAACTCGCACAAGATGTAGTGCCACGGAGGACCGCATGGGCCTGATCGAAGCGTTGATCGTCCTGCTGCTCGTCGGCTGGCTGCTCGGCGTGTTCATCGTGCCGGTCGGCGGGTCGGCGATTCACGGCCTGCTCGTCGTCGTGCTCGTGCTGATCGTCGTGCGGCTGCTGCAAGGGCGGGACGTGATCTGAGTGGAAAAAGGAATCGCGCGCGGGACGCCCCATGCGGGATAGAATTATTGCTGGCCGCGCTGGCTAGTGCGTGGAAGTCGAGCGTGGAAGTTTACGGAACTAGCTGTTTTTAAAAGTGTTATCGCGTCAATATCGTGCCTC